CTAGTTCTTCAGCAAGCTTTTTGTTCACAGCGTTATCTGCAACTTTAGCAGATCTTGTAATGAAAGCCTCTTTCATCTTAGCCGTTTGTTTCTTGGCTTCGGCTACTAGTTTGACTTTCGTTTCCACAACGCCTTTTTTGTCTTCATGGAACTCTTTAATTTCTTTTGCAAGAGCGTTTACTACGAACTCTTCCATTTTCTTAAAGTTTTCATGAACACCTTTTCTGTCGCCGTGTAGTTCTTTTAACTCCTCATTTAATTTAGAAAGAATAAATTCTTCTAATTTAGCAGAGTGTTTGCCTACGTTTTCTTTGTAAGCAATTTTTTCTTGTGCAAGTGCTTTTCTATCTTCAACGAACTTAGAAATTTCTTCTGATAATTTCTCAGTCATCATCTTGTCAATAGCCTCGATCATGTTTGCCTTGTCGTGTTCGTATCTTTTAGCAAACTCTTCTCTTAACTCTGCACCTACAGTCTCTTTGTTTTCCTTGATTTTTGATTCCCAAGCATCAGCGATTGCCTTTTGAGTATCTTCTGATATTGCTCCGGATTCAACAAGTTTTGATATTGCATCTATCATGGTTATTTTAGATCCTTTATTATGTTGGTTAGTGCCTCTTTGAGGTATTTTTGTGCTTTTGCATCATTTCTAACTTCAGCGGCCAGACCCTTTGCCATATTACCACCCTTAGTGTTCATAAGGTGTTCGTAAATTGGCGTTGGGTAAGCACCCGGTGCCGAAGGTTGGGCCACAACATCAACTGTGATGATCTCAAAGTCTGAAACTTCGCCGCTTCCGTATTCGTTAATGTTTCCACTACCTCTACTTGAAACGCCTAGTTTCACACCTGATTCCAACATAGTTTTGACAAGTTGGCCCATCGGTGTTGGCAAAATTTTCATTTTGCCGTATCCATTCGGACCGTCCATCCACATTTCAGTAATCATGTGTGAGACACGGTCCAAATTAATCTTTAAATCGTCTGGATGATCTACTTCACCTAGTACAGAATAACCTGAACTGATCTGATCATTAAGTGTTTTCACTGCTTTTCCAATTTCGTTTACTGGGTAAACTCTTTGGTTAGCATTCTTAATGCCCCCTTGAATACAGATTCCTTTCATGTACAAATCTTTGCCGTGTTCTCCCTCGTGCAGGATCTGTACTCTGGCCTGATCGTATGTTAGGTGTTCTCTTAGATATAGTGACATCTAGACTCTCCTGTGTTCCAATTACGCTTTTGCGTTAACTGGAGATTTAGCAGATTTGTCTGAATGGTCAGCAGTATCAGCCTTTTCATTTTTCTTAAATGAACTTGACTTGTCTTTTGCTGGACTATTCTCAAAATCACCACTCATTTTTTGTGCAGTTGGTGCCGGTCTGCCTTTGTCTTCAGCGCCACCTTTTGCAATATTATGAGTTCCGCCACCCATGCTCTTAACTTTTGAGTTTACAGGTGAACTTTTGCTGTCTGCCTTGTCTGAGTTATCTGCAGATTTTTGGATTTTGTATTCATCCATTTTCTCTTTTTTCATATCTGCTTTTTTACCTTCGACTGGCATTTCAACAGGAGCCTCAACAGGTGCTTCTAATGACTCGTCCTTGTCTTCCTCGTCCTTGTCATCGTCTTTTTTGTCACCCATCATTGCTTCGAATTCTGCTTTTAATTCATCTAAAGCGTCTTCCAAGTCAACTACTCTGTCTTCCATGTCTTCTTCGCCTTTGTCACCGTCCATGTCCATGTCTTTACCCATGTCATCAGCGGCTTTTGGGCCTTCACCTTCGTCATCAGCAGAAATGTCTTTGATTAATTCATCAGTAGCATCGCCACCAACTTCTTCGATTGACTCTTCTTCTGTGTTTTCTGGTTGTGCTGGAGTTTCAGATTCTGTTGCTTCGTCTTCGATTTCAACAACTTCGTCAACTTTTTCGTCTTCTTTAGATTCTTCTGAAGTTTCTTCAACTTTTTCATCTGCTGATTCTGACTCGTCCGACGCTTCTTTCATATCTTTGTCTTTCTTGTCTTTCATCGCTTCAGTAGTTGTTTCTTCTGAAACTTCATCTTCTTTCATGTCTTTTTTGTCTTTATCTTTCTTGTCATGCATCGCTTCAGTAGTAGTTTCTGAATCTGCAAGACCTTCGTAGATATCTCTAGATTTTTCTACAACGATTTCATGAAATAAAGCCTCTGCTTTATCTTGCTCTTCGTTGATTAGAAGTTCTAGTAATTGCTCAAATTTATTTGTCATATTACACGTGCTCCTTTATTGATGCGATTTGTACTTATAAGCAGTATTATTTACGACAAAAACGTAAAAACGGCGGTATAAGTGGTGCAAAAATGGTTCTTTTAGGTATATTTTACTGTCAAATTGAATTGCGTTAGAAAATCTTCTGTATCAATGTGCTTGATGTTTTCGTTCCACTCTAAATCTTTAGGTCTAAACCATCCTTTTGGCGTGATTCTATAGAATTTTGTCTCTTTAAAATCCTGTAGACAACGTTTTGTTTGATTCATCCAATTTCCATAGAAGGTTGCTTCGTCCTTGCTACGTTTATAGTTTCTCGTATCTTTGAAAACATTATTGAATTTGTGTCTATTTGGCTTTTCAGCATCTGTGTGTCCTTGATAATCAAAACCTAATATATAAATGTCCGTAAATTTGCGTTCACAGGCCATTCTTAATGCAGTTGGACCGCTTGACCAACCCAAACTAGGTTGAAACCACTGAACATGATTCTTGATAATATCATTTTTTTCATACTGAGCATTATAGTTTGACCATACTTGATGTGTCTTGATGTATTCTGATTCTGCTATTTCCAGCACCATTTTAGGATCAACTGCAATTAAAAAGTCTGGTTCTTCGGATCTATACACGCCATTACAGGCAAAAACTGTACCATGTTGCTTTAGATCTTGGATTCTTATGCCCTTTCGGGATTCTCCGTTACCGAGTACAAACGCTGTTGTTGACATTATACTTCTAAGTTATCGTCTTGTACAGGTGTGCCGTACATCTTTTGAACAAATACGGCTTCTTCTTTCTGCTGTGCTTCATGTTGTTCCGAAGCAAGTCTCATAGAATTGATATCTTTTAGAGTTAATCTAGTTTTTCTAGTGTCATCCTTGTCTAATATTGAAATATCTTGTTCGGCATCATAGGATTTGTCCTGTTCAAAGCCGTTTTCACTATATTGAAAGAATTCCATTAGTTTCATAATCGTATTTAACCTAAACTTGGCCACCTCCGCCGGTTCCACCAGGTGTAGTTCCACCGCCTCCTGGCGTTTGTCCAGGCTGGCCTGGTTGTGGTGACTCAGGATGTGGTGCTTCTGGATCTGCGGTTGGCTCCGTAAACTGATCCAAATCACTTGATATACCCGCCTGTGTTACTCCACCGGAACGTAACTGTCCTGATTTTGTTTTCTTGGCCTGTGGAATATTGTTTTCTTCTGCCCAAAGGTCTGCATTTCTCGCCATTTCTTCCTCAGTAAGTCCAAGATATCTTTTCAAAGCAAATCTTTTACTCATGTAAGGGAGTTCTGCCACCTGTGAGAAAGATTGGATTCGTGTTTGATCCATTTCTGTTTGTCTATACTGTGCAAAGTTTTGTGGTGGATTAAGTTTCAGTTCAAACATACCACTATCAATATTATATCCTTTTGATTTTATCCATAATTTGAACTCTTCATCAAATGTTGGATTTAACATACTTTGTAATCTTGCACAATATTTTTTTAATCTTAGTTCTTGAATGTATGCCGTTCCAACTCTTCCGTCATTGTACTGTTGTTGTGAGTCATCTGGACCGGTTGGCAAGTATGAACTTGGTATTCTTAAACCTCTGAATAGTTTGTTTGTAAAAAATTTAAGATCATCAATCTCACCAAGGTTCGTTCCACCAGGTAATGTGTCAACTTTTGATCCTCTTCCTTCCGCAGTTTGTGGAAAGAAGTAATCTTCGTTTGTGGATAATGGATTGTATGCTGAATCAATTACACTTGTTCCACCACCTGTTGCACTTGGAATACGTCTTTGGTGAATTTCTGTTTTAACTCTTTCAACAAACTGCATTGCAAGGTGAC